AGACGTAATACCACTGCGGCTGGTAATACTGGGCTTGGGCGAGATGCTTTATACACAAATACTAGCGGGACTACTAATACGGCTATTGGCAACTCCGCTCTACTTTCAAATACTACTGCGGCAGGTAATACTGCGGTTGGTAATGCGGCTTTGTATGCCAATACCACTGGAGCTAGTAACACGGCTGTTGGCTCTTCTGCCCTACAGGCCAACACTACAGCAGCGGGTAATATAGCAGTTGGTCTTAATGCTTTAGTAGCAAATACCACAGGTGTTCAAAATGTAGCGGTTGGTGTTTTTGCATTAGACGCTAACACCACCGGTAATACATATAACACAGCGGTGGGCTATAATTCCCTTAGTGCCAATACTACTGGCGCAACCAATACAGCAGTTGGTCACAATGCCGGACTCGCTATTACAACCGGAGGCAATAATTGTATATTAGGTTCTAGTGCAGGTAGTAATATAACAACCGGCGGTGCCAATATTATGATTGGCTACAACACTACCGTAGCCGCTGTTGGTAATAATCACGAACTTGTTATAGGCTATGGTGTGGTTGGCAAAGGGGCTAATCTTGGTTTCATCAACCCCGGTGGTGGCGGCGTATATCAGGGTAATAACTCAACGGCATGGTTGGCAACATCTGATAGACGCATTAAGAAAGATATCGTTCCCAACACAAAGGGGTTGGCAGCAATTATCCAGCTTGAACCCAAGAACTTCTACTATAAATCCGATGAAGAACTGCAAGAAGAACTACCCGGTGCAAAAGAGGATTTACCACTTAACGAACTAACCACCTCCGCAATTGCTCAAGAACTGGAATTAATTTTTCCTGAAGCAATTGAGCGCCGTGGTGAGCATGATATTATGTCGGTCAACACTGACCCCATATTTTGGTCAATGATTAATGCGATCAAAGAACTATCTGCAAAAGTGACTGAACTAGAGGAAAAATTAAATGGCTGAGAACGAAGCTAACGTGGTCAGTATTGCTGGAACTGACTACGACCCGTCTGACCTGACGGACCAGCAAAGGTATTGGATTGCACAGGTGCAAGACCTTCAGGGTAAGCGCCAAACCGCCCAGTTCCAACTTGACCAAATTACCGTAGCGGCAGACTCTTTTATGAACTTGTTAATCCAGAGCCTGTCTGATGAAACCAAAAACCCGAAGGAAAAATTAAATGGCTGATGTACTAACTGCTGACGAGATTGCTGCACACTTTTCTGCAATGGATGACAGTGTAACGCTGATTAATGCAACTGTTGCAGATGATACCGAAGAGCTTGCCATGCACGGCAGTGCTGCTGAAGTTAAACTGATGATCACCCGCAATACGGACCATCTCGAACTTCAGGCAACACATTCTTGGTATAGCGATTCATCCAAGAGTAAAACGCCTTACACAAATGCGGTGACGGCTGGCAAAGCCTACGTTGCAGGCTAATGGCAAATCTAACCGTCAAGGATGTGCGTGGGAAGCTTGAGACCCATGAAGCGGTGTGCGCGGAGCGTTGGAAAGAAACTATCGAGCGCATTAAGCGGTTGGAGCTAGTTATGATTAGCTCGGCTGGCGCGGTTATTTTGCTTATGGCTGGAATGTTGTGGAAGATGTAGATGCCTTTAACAAAAGTGCAGTTTCAACCTGGAGTTAACCGCGAAGTCACGTCTTTTGCGGAGCAGCAGGGTTGGCGCGATTCAAACTTAATCCGTTTTAGATCGGGCCGCCCTGAGAAGATGGGCGGCTGGGTAAAGACTGCGGGTGCTGCGGTTACTGGAACGGTACGGTCTCTTAACTCTTGGATCACTCTGGGTGCTTTAAAGTTAATGGGCGTCGGTACTGAGACGAAGTTCTACATAGAGAACGGCGCGGCGTACTACGACGTAACGCCTATACGAAGCACCGCAACGTTAGGGGCAAATCCCTTCACCACAGGCAGCGCGGGTTCTGGAATAATTACTGTAACGGCGGCGGGTCATGGCGCTGCGGTAGGTGATTACGTAGTTTACAGCGGAGCGACCGCCGTAGATGGGTTGACGATTGCTGATTTAAACAAAGAGCAGGTTATAACCGCCATAACGTCGGCCAACGCCTACACGTTGGATACAGGTGGTGCGGCCACCTCCGGATCCACAGCGGGTGGCGGATCGGCAGTGGTTGCGAACTATCAAATACACGTTGGTGTTGAGAATGCGGTACAAGGCGCGGGTTGGAGCGCCGGGTTCTTCGGCGGTCAGACACTTACATACACCCAGACCACCTTGGACGGCGGAATAAACGCCAGCGTTACGTCCATAGATTTAACCTCTGCCTCGGATTTTGAGACGGCCTCGTCAACGACATCGGCGGCTGTCGCTGTAGTGGACCAGTTCATAAAGCTAGCAGATTCTTCCGGTTTTCCAGCTAAAGGAACCGCCAAGATAAACAGTGAGAATATAATCTACGGCACTAACCAAGGTAATATTCTCGGTGAGCTAACGCGGGCCGCAGACGGGACAACGGCAGCAATACATGCCAGTGGCGATACAGTCACGTTCGTCGGTTTAATACAAATTGATGATGAGCTTATCCAATATACCGGAAAATCCAGTAATGACTTGGACGCTGGTGTTGTCCGAGGGACTAGGGGTACAACCGCAGCGGCCCATGCTGATGACGATATTGTCAAGGAAGCCAACGGATTCTACGGCTGGGGTGATGAGGTTGAACCTTTTACGGCTGGTGAGGCCCGTCTTTGGTCCCAGGACAATTGGGGCGAAGATTTAATCCTGAACGTGCGCGACGATAACGTCTATTATTGGGATGCTTCTTTGGGCCTAGCCAATAGGTCCCTTCCTTTAAGTTCCCAAGTGGGGGCCTCTGGCGCACCAACCATAGCTAGACAAGTTCTGGTATCGGACACGGACAGGCATGTCATTTGCTTTGGTGCAAACACCATAGACACGACGGCCCAAGATTTATTACTTGTACGGTGGTCTGATCAGGAAAACGCGGTGGATTGGACGCCCACAGTAACAAACACGGCGGGAGACCAGAGGTTATCCTCTGGTTCTGAGATAATAACAGCGATTGAAACCCGTCAGCAGGTTCTAATCTGGACGGATTCGTCGCTTTACAGTATGCGGTTTGTGGGTCCTCCATTCACCTTCTCCTTCAGCTTGTTGGCGACTAACGCCTCCATTATCTCCCCTAATGCTGCGGTTGCTGTTGGAGACCGTGTCTTCTGGATGGACACGGAAAACTTCTTTATGTACGCGGGCCAGATACAAATTATTCCCTGCACGGTGCTCCGCTACGTCTTTGACGATATAAATACGGACGAGACCCTCAAGTTCTTTGGCGGTGCCAACCGGATGTTTGACGAGATCTTCTGGTTCTATTGTTCCTCAGACAGCAGCGACATAGACCGCTACGTCAAATACAATTACGCCGAGGGCACTTGGGATATAGGGTCCTTGTCGCGAACCGCGTGGCTTGATTTCGGCCTTCTAAGTAAGCCACGCGCAGCGGGTTATATTGACAGCGCTAACTACATCTATGACCACGAAACAGGGACCACGGCCGATGGAGAGTCTATGTCTCCCTTTATCGAATCCTCCGTGTTCTCCATGGGGGACGGCCAACAGTTCTCGTTCATAAGTCGTATAGTCCCAGATATCGACATCGCAAGCTCCGATGCGACGGCTTCTGTAAACTATATTCTAAAGACAAGGGATTATCCCGGCGAGAGCCTGTCTACAAACTCCACGAGCGCCGTTACAAGCACCACGGATCAGGCTTTCGTCCGGTCCAGATCGCGGTCCACGGTTCTACGTGTTGAAAGTGACGAGAGCGACATCCAATGGACTATGGGCGACACTCGTTTAGATATCCGACCTGACGGGAGACGATAATGGCTAAATTACTTCAAACCACACTTCCTCTGGTCCAACCGCAGTATGATTTTGATACGATGGTTCGCTTGGTCAGTGTTCTAGAGGACGCCCTGACCAGAACAGAAATTCCTGCTGTAATAAGCGGAGAAGATGACACTAACGGCGTAAACTGGTTTATGGACTAATGGCTTCTGCATACAAAAATATAACTAAGTTAGTAGGCGCTACAGGGGATGTTATAGTTTACACCTGCCCTTCGGTAACGGAAGCGATTGTAAAGAGCATAAATCTATATAATAGTCACACAGGGTCTGTTGTTGTATACTCCAAGATAACAGACAGTTCAGCTTCCGTTACGGCGACGTTGCAGAAGGCCACTCTAGCTACATTGGCCTCAACTTCTCAATCCGCCGACACGTCCCTGACCGGGCCTTTTGTTCTAGAGGCTGGTGATACGCTCGTTTTTAATTGTGCTACGGCATCTAAAATATACGTATTCGCTAGTGTTCTGGAGATTTCATAATGGCAATAGACACGACACCCAAAACACGCGGTGAGCCCAGTATCCAATCCCTGGCTTCTGGGCTGGGAACTTTGGGTCGCTATGGCGATAATTACATGGTCCATGCGGCTGAAGGCGAGACCTTTGTGCCCAAGGAAATCCTAGACGCTAATCCTAATCTAAAAAGTGCTCTGTTCCAACAGATGAAGATGATGGGTATCGAGGACCCTAATCGTTATGTTGTTGGTGACGCTTTAAATTCCATTAACCCTATTACTGGGCAGCCAGAGTTCTTCTTTAAAAAGATTTGGTCGAAGGTTAAGAAGGTTGTCAAGTCGATCGCTCCTGTTGTTGCCCCTATTATAGGTAATATGATTTTGCCAGGTATTGGCGGTCTTCTTGCCTCTGGTTTGGCGAGCAAGATATCAGGAGGGTCGTGGGGAGACGCCTTGAAATCTATGGCAACATCCTACGCTCTTCAGGGTGTCGCATCCGGTTTCTCAGGCAAGGGCGGATTCTCAATGGATAAACTTCAAAAAGGATTTACCACTCCCTTCAAGGCCCTTGGGGATCTTCCTGGGTCGTTTGACCAAGGTATTTTTGGCAGCGCAGGCTACACGAAAATGCTTCCGCAATATCAAGAGAACTATACACCTCCTTCAGAGACGCCGTTGCTGGATACATATGCGAACACCGCAGAAGGTAAGGCCATACTTGATCGTCAGGCGCAGGATGCTTTTAGTAGCAATGACGATTTTTTAAGCGGACTAGAACC